AACGTTCAGCGCATAACTCAACGTGAGCTTCTAAGCTCTTCTTTTCGATATCGGTGGCTTCTATTGGCATAGTATATATTTATGGTAAAACTTCAAACCAGATATTTTGATCTGGACCCGAAACTACTAATACTGATTCTATATCACGGCGATTCCATAATTCTATCAGCATTGGCACTCCGGCAGCGTCCGATACCAGCATTTCAAGCGGATTTTTTTCTGGGCCAAAAACACCCGGGGTATCAACTTCAAAATCAAATTCCCAATAGTACTGCACTCTTTTTGGTTCGTTCAATTTGAAAATTTGAGTACGCATACCTATTAACTGCACAAGAGTTTCCCAGTTACGTTGCTGGTTACGGGCAATGTGCCATGATATTTCGTTTTCAATACGTTGTCCAGCTTTGTCAGTAAACGGCACGTGAGATGACTTGAAGTGCCCAGTTACCCCGGTAGCCGATATGTCAAAGTAAGTTTTACATTTAATTCGCATTAGATTTTCTACTTAATTCATAAAGTATTTCCACTTGTTCTAGCAAGTGATTAATTTCAGAATTGCTGGAACGCAGGGCTAAAATTTCCTGCCACTTCTCCTGATTTTTGAGTTCAGCTAGCTCTTTGTCTAGCTCTGGGTCACGTAAATGTAATTCGCGATGAGTACTGCCTGGGCGCCGGGCATAAACTGTACGACCTCCATCGGGGGACTCGTAAATGGTTACTTCTGTGATTTTACTTACTTCCATAATGGAGTATTTAAGCCATAAAATAATGGTCAACAAAAAAGCCCCTTGCGGAGCTTTTTTGAGTATTTTAAAGTGAACTTTAAAATTAGGTTGCTGTAGCAGATAAGTCAAAGCCAACGTTAGTTACGTTTACAGTAGAAACATTGTAACCTGTAACTGTGCCGCCAGCGGAAACTTGAATGTTACCTAAGCCACGAATAGCAGCTTGTAAAGTAGCGGCTGTGTAAGCGCCTGTTGGGTAAACAGCTAAACTGATCTGTGTGTTACCTGCTTGGTAGAAAGCAACAGTACTTGTCTGTTGAATCTGTTGCAGGATCTGCTGGATTGCGCCGTTAACTTCAGCTTGGTTGCTGATGCTACTTGGGCAGTTGCCAACACCAAAGAAGTCCAATTTTGGACCCATGATCATTACTGGTGTGCCAGCTGGGGTGTAAGCTACGTTTGCTGCTAATTGTGGGCCATTGAGTGTGTCAATAGCAAATACTGGTTGTGAACCGCCTGATACTAATGGAATCTGTGCCATTTTAAATCTCCTTATATATGTGGACTCTAAGGTCCTACTTTTATTTAGCCAAATTGGCTAAAAAGGACATTTAGGCTGTAGGATTAGGGTTATTTTGTGCGCGATTTGCGGCACTAAATCCAAAGCGATTGACTAATTTGGCACGGCCAGCATCTGAAGCTACTACCCAACCTTCCTGCCCAGGTTGCTGTAGATCTAGTTGTTTTAGCATATCCATCTTTAGGTCGTGTAGTCCCAGGAACGCAGTAAATGCGGCCGACATTCCATCCATATTAGACCTAGGACTTTGTAAATATTCGACTATATTGTTATATTTTCGGGCTGTAACATTTTGTTGTAACCATGCGCCAAAGTCTGGTAATAAGTTTGTAAAGTTAGAGTTGATGCGTGAATTGATGTAGCGTTTACATAAGGCCGGCAAGTCTGTCACTTGCATTCTTCGTAGCTCTGCTGGATTGAAAAGTAAATCTATATCTTTACCATGAGCCGCATTAAGTTGTTTGAGTTGCCGGATAAGTTTGGTGTCTGTGGCTACATTTTTAATATCTTTAACTGTAGGTTCAACCAATAACAAACCCGGTACTGGATTAAATTTAACATTTCCTAAAGGCTCTTCATTGGCATTTTGATCTGGAATACGTGTGTGCACGGCAACACCTACTTCGCTTTGAGCTATTTGTTGACCAAGAGCTGATGCTGCCGGAATACGATATTCAACTGTGTTGGGTCGAAATTCAAAAGCACCAGATACTTCCGGTGGTTGATTAATATAGAGCAAATCGCCTTTGACATAACCTTTGAAACCCGCAGGTAAACTGGCCTTGAGCAATGGAAATAATTTTTCATATATGCCAATAAGTTCGCCGCGGTTAGGACCGCGAGCATTCATAATTTGTGCTATTTGAACTGGACTTGTAGCCAGGCCATCATAACCTTTTGCGTGAAATCCAGCCTTGTCAGTTAAAACAAAAGTGCCATCTTCCTTGTTGCCCCAGATTATTGCTGGCTTACCATCCCACTTGACTGTTGTGGTGCCTGCTGTGTTTTCCGCCGCTGACTGAGCAATAGCAATAGCTTCAGCAATACCTCGAGAACCACGTTCAAACACCAGATCCTCTAAATGTTCAATTCGGGCATGACTAGCGGCTTCGACTAGGGGTTGCATACCTTGATTAACAATACGATCACGTAGACGAGCCATATAGTTTACTTCTGTATAGGGTGTATCTAAGTTTTCAAAAAATGGAACACCTAAATTTTTAAAATGTGTACGAGCATCAGCTAGTTTAGCATCTTTTTGTGGATCGCGTTCTAGAGCTTTGACGATTGTCTCTACTGAATGTAGGTCATCTTTGGTTGCCTGTTTATTCAATAATAACTTGGCAATTTCATCTGGATCGCGAGCTACCACTGTGTTATCGGCACGATTTAAAATACCTTCACGCTGGCTTAATTTGTAACCAAGAGCTTTGGCCAACGAGTTGATCACTACATTGCGATCACTGCCTTTGTATTCTGAATCAGGAGCTGCCGTAAGGAAAAATTTGCCTACGTCCATGTCTTTCATAAACATAAAATCTGTCTGTACATAGCCGCGATTGGGATTTCCGGCAATAGGTGTTTTGAAATGTACGCCGGACCCCGTACGCTTAACAAAGTCTCTAGGATTTAATTTTTGACTAAGGCACCATTGTTTAAGCTCGGCTTCTAATTGTTCAGGAGTAACTTGACTACTGTCTACCGCCACATCTAAGTCGCCCGAAGTAGATTTTAGTCCTGTAGATCCTAGTGTATTATTGACTAGGTCAAGATCAACCATGTGTTCTAACCATTGAAGGGTAGGCTTGACGTCCATCTGATTAATACGCTGGGTAGTAATCTGACCATCGCCATTTTTGAATACGTTGCCGCCTTCTTTAAGTAATCTCATTTCAATCATTTAATTTTAGGTAATTTTTATACTCGGCGTAAAGTTTTTGTTCAGCTTCACTCAACTTAATACCTGCCTGTGATAATATATAATCTAACTCTTGATTTCCAGTTTTTTTAGCTGGTTGACCCCGTAGTCTTGCTAGATCATTTTCGATAGAATCATCAGCCTGTGCCGGTTGATTGTCGGGACCTTGTGCGCCAGCCTTGGCTCGTAAAATGCCACCTTGAATCGTTAAAACATATTTGTCAAATAATTGTACAGCTAGTTTGGCATTTGATTTGTATGCTAATAAATCATTAAATATTTTTTTTAATTCTCTATCAACATCTCGATCATTGGCGATTTCGTGATAGCTGGGTAATTCTTGTGCTATCCAAGCATTAAAATCTGTGCGCAATTTTTTCTTGTTACGGATACGAGCCGGTCGCTGCCCAGTCGCTTTGGCTACTGGAGTCAATGGTTCGCCTGGGATAGCGGCCTTGTTTGGTTCTTGTGCCAACTGTTGCTGTAGTTTTGCATATTCCGGAGTACCCGGTACAGCTTTTTGTAATTCTGTATCTGCTGTGCCAGGGACACCGGCCAAGGTTAATTTTGTTTGAGCATTAGCGGCTGGTTGAACAGCTGAGGCATTACGTTGTTGTGCTCGCTGGGCAAGAGCACCCGAGGCTGTTGGTCGCGTAGTAACAGCCGGTTGGGCATTACGTTGTTGTGCTCGCTGGGCAAGCTGGCCTGGTAATACTCTTGGGGCAGCTTCTTTAACTGTCGATTTTCCTTTTGCCGTCATCGGCGGTGACATAAAACTAGGCGCCACAGTTTGTGAATATTGATCTTGATCAATTAAATCTTCTAAGGCTTTGGTATTGTTTGGTGGAACAGCTGATCCATCTCCAGCATACCATTTGCCTGATATATCTTTAAAATATTGATTGCCGCCTATTTCAACCACCAAGGCATAGCCTGGGTCAGGTAGTACTGGACCAAGATCAAAGTCTTTACTAAATTCTGAATCCAATGACTGTCGTTGTTGAGTGGAAGCTGGATCTTTTTTAGCTTGATCCATGTAAAACGAAAGCGGCGTTTTAGCGTTAATTCTGGTGGCAGGATCCTTACGGTTACGCATACTGTCTAACCCTTTTTCAGAATTTTTTTGTAATCTTTGACTAGTGGCCTGATTAAGCGCATAGTTGGATACTGATGCTTTTGCGGCTCCGGCTAGACCGCCTTGTTTGAAACCAGTTTTAACAGCCGCGATGCCATCACGCATGGTGTCTAACAGGCCTTCGTTGGTTTTTTGTCGTTTGGTTAGCTCATGTATTTGCATCGGTTTTCCTTACGGAGCGAGTAAACTTGCCGGGGTCGCGTAGTTTGATAGCGTTAATTAGTTTACGTGTAAGGTTCTCTGCTTGTTCTGGAGTATAGGACTCGTCTATCTGCTCCAGCAGGCGAATAGCTGATGCTATAATATTATTAGCTCGATTTTCAATAATATGGCGCTGATCGCGCTCAATGTACATTGAGTCTAATTCTTCTAATAAACTACGAGTTTTCTTCTGCATTTTGAGTCAGGACCTTTTTATTATTTATTAGTTTTTACCGCATACATCATTGCAAATAACAAGGCGACCTTTTTCAAAAGTATCTATGGCCCACGTCTTTTCTACCTCAGAAAACCATGCTATACAATCAGCTAGAGGGTATTTTAATGCATTATTTTTATAAATCAATGGGCGTATTTGAGCATTTACTGCCGCATGATAATTACCGTATCCGTAAGTTTTGGGGCTAAATCCTAGATAACAGCATGGATAAACTTCGCCAACACTAGTGACATAAATTGATCGGCCGTTTTTGGCTTGACAGGAAATTGGCGCAGGTGATTTTGTTTCTGTTACATCTTCGAGTAATACAACATCGGTAGTTCGAGAACTGTATAATTGATTAAAATTGACATTAGGCGGATTTCCTAAAATATGTACTAGCTTTTTATGTTTGTTAAAAACAGGACCTTGGTTACGACCGTGATCGACCAGCTCAAATTTTGCAAATCCTAAAGATTTGCTTGTTGTTTCAGCTAATTTTTCTTGGTGTTTATTGTGATCAAATCTAATCATTTTCCAGAGGGCAACCCCACCTGCCTGAATAAATGTTTGAGCGTTTTTAATAATGGTTTTATAACTGGTGTTTTGCCTATATAAATGATGTGTATCATCTAACCCGTCTAGGCAAAAATCAACCTGTACTTTTAGCTTTGCTAAATCATGCCAGAATTTTTTATTCCTTGCACTGCCGTTGGTACTAACTTTTATTACGCAATTTGGAGAACA